GAAGCTGATTATTAAAACTAAAGAAATAAAGACAACAATAATTGAAAAAATAAACCTAAATACAGTACAGCATTGAAATATTTACTTGAGAAGCTGCTGCAAGCTTAAGCAATCTGTGGTTAAATGCCATTTTTATTGTGTTTGACTTTATACAAGGGAAAAATCATGCGCGCGTACAATTTCTGTGCTGGTCCTGCTGCATTACCTACTGCTGTTTTAGAAAAAGCTCAACAAGAATTGTTGGATTGGCAGGGTAAAGGTCTATCCATCATGGAAATGAGTCACCGTAGTGCTGACTATGTTGCTGTGGCTGAAAAAGCTGAAGCAGATTTACGCAAGTTAATGAACATTCCAGAAAACTATAAAGTACTGTTTTTACAAGGCGGTGCGTCATTACAATTTTCTGCTATTCCTTTAAACCTTTTAGGTAAGAACAGTAAAGCCGATTATATTCACACCGGCATCTGGTCTGAAAAAGCGTTAAAAGAAGCAAAACGTTATGGCGATATTAATGTTGTAGAAGCTGGCATTAAAGTAGATGGCAAGTTCGCAATTTCTGAACAAAGCGAATGGAACTTATCTGATGATGCAGCATATGTACATTATGCGGATAATGAAACGATTGGCGGCTTACAGTTCGCAGGAATTCCTGAGGTAAAAGCGCCACTTGTTTGTGACTATTCATCAAGTATTTTATCTGCTCCATTAGATGTCACCAAGTTTGGTTTAATCTATGCTGGCGCACAAAAAAATATTGGTCCTGCTGGTTTAACAATTGTCATTATTCGTGATGACTTACTTGATCAAGCTAAACCAGAAATTCCAAGTATTTTAAAATATGGTGACCAAGCCAAAAATGGTTCTATGGTAAATACACCATCGACTTACGCTTGGTACTTGTCTGGTTTGGTATTTGAATGGTTGCTAGAGCAGGGTGGGGTAGAGGCTATTCATAAAGTGAACCTTGAAAAAGCTCAGTTGTTATATGGTTATATCGACTCAAGTGATTTCTACAATAACCCGATCGCAATTCCAAACCGTTCAATTATGAATGTACCGTTTACCTTGGCAGACGAAGCTTTAGAAAAGCAATTCTTAAAAGAAGCGGAAGCTAATCACTTGTTAAATTTAGCTGGCCACCGTTCTGTCGGCGGTATGCGTGCAAGTATTTATAATGCCGTACCATTAGAAGGCGTACAGGCTTTAATCAACTTTATGGATGATTTTGCAAAGCGTAATGGTTAAGCAAATCAAATAAATAAAGCCCTCAAATGAGGGCTTTATTTATTGAATAAGTTATAAATTAAAAAGGCACTAAACCAAACTGGTGCATGAATAGGGCAGCTAAGAACATACCCAAGACAAAAAAGCAAAACGCACCAGTATCGACCTTTACGCGCAGGCTACTGGATTGAATGAGGCTGGTAGTTTGTTCGGGTATAATCTTCATTCAATAACCTAATTATTAAAATATTAGTGAAATTCAATTAGTTTCACCCTTTTTAGCACAAATATCAGTCTATTGAAAGTATTATCGCATACTAGAACATACTGAATAACTAAAAAAATAAATTATGCACCATTATATTGTTTAGCTATAACTAACTAGAACATAATGACACATCCAAACAAACAGCTTTTGCGTACATATTCGTGTACACAAGCTTTTGTTTATCTCAACTGTGTACATATTCTAGCGAGTTTTAATAATGGCTCTTTCAGAAGCTTGGCTAAAAACTAATAATGGCAAGGTTCGCGATAAAGTAGAGGAAGTTGCTGACCGCGACTCAATGAGTGTAAGAGTATCAGCAAAAGGAAAAATTGTCTTCCAACTTCGATATCGATTTAATGGCAAGCCGCATCGTTTAGATTTGGGCTCATACCCTAATATCAGCTTAAAAGATGCTCGTGCCGAAGCCAATAGATTACGTGCTTTGCTAGAACAGGGCAAAAACCCCAAAGTCGAAGTTTTGGTAGAGCGGAATAAACATATTGATCCGCTTACTTTGGATCAGCTTTTTGACAAATGGTATGAGTCATTTTGTAAGCCTAATAAAAAACTACATGATCAAGTTAAGAGTGCTTATTTAAATCATATATCACCCAAGTTGGGTAAATATCCAATTGAGAGAGTTGATATTGAGCACTGGCTAGAATTATTTGAAGATCTGGCATCGAAACAGCCCGGTACAGCGAAGGTACTTTTATCAAATATAAAACAGATGTTGAAATGGGCAGCAAAACGAAAGCTTATTTTAACTAATGTACTTGCTGATATTTTTCCTAAGGAAGATTTAAACATTACTTATATCCCCTCTAAACGAGTTTTAACCGATGAGGAATTAGTAGTTTTATTTGAATGCTTGAAATGGTCTAGATTAACTGAGAAGAACAAAATATTTATTCAGCTATGCCTTATTTATGGTTGCCGTAAAGGTGAACTGCGCCTTGCCGAGAAAATGCATTTCGATTTAAAAAAGAAAGTCTGGTTGGTTCCACCTGAAAACCATAAGACAGGCTATAAGAATGATAAAACCTTAATTCGTCCAATATTGCCAGAAATGGAAGCTCTAATTTTAGAGGCAATGGAATTGAGCAAAGGGAAGTATTTGTTTAATAATGGCGAAAAAGATGAAGCTATGAGTAGCTCAGCGTCTACTGCCTTATCTGCAAGTGTTATTGGCTGGGTTAAGCGCTTCAAGAAAGAAGATATGAACCATTGGTCTATGCACGACTTAAGGCGTACAGCCCGAACCAACTTTAGCCGATTTACTGAACGTAGAGATGTCGCGGAAATGATGATTGGCCACAGTATGCCGCAGATTCAGGAAGTTTATGACCTTTATGACTACGTAAAAGAACAAGCTGAAATTTATGAAAAATGGATTGCTAGATTAGAAAAACTTAAGAAGGGGATTATTGAAGATTAACGGCTGCTTATACAGCCGTTTTATATCGATCTATACACATACGCTCCCAGCGATTTACCTCTTTTGATAAGTAGCGTTTCATGCCGCCACCCACTGAAGGTAATGCTGGGGCGGGGAAAGGCTCCCCATATTGAGTGCCTTTCTCCCAACGGTTTAAAGTCTGTTTAGTAATCCCAAATCTTTCACAGACTTCATTCGAAGTGAGATACTTATTCAATTTCACCCCTCCATTTCATTAAACTTCTTAACGATGACTTCTCTAGCTTTCATTAAGAAATGTTCGCGTTCGCTATCTTCAAACTTTCCATCACCTAGCATTTTTTCCGAATAGTAAATTGTCTCATCACCACAATCAGGATAGTCAACTCTAAATTCGCCATGTCTTAATCGGAGATATCCAATCTGTTGACCTTGAAAAACTGCAATATATTGTTCAGGGCTTTCATCACATGTTTTGATTAGTTCAACTTCATCAGTAGTCAATAACATTTCACCCCTCCTTACTTTCCGCTTTAACTTCTTCCCACTCTACATAAGCATCGCCCCAATCAGTTTCGATAGACCCCTGATGGTTGCATTTAGGGCATTGAACTAAGTCGCCTACATATAAATAAGTTTCATCACCCTTTTCTGTGGAGACATTGGCACACTCATCAAATCCACATTTAGGGCAATAATCTAACCAAGTAATTTTAAGTTCTTTCATCCCTCAGCTCCCGATTCGCTTGCTACAAATACCGTCCCATCTGGATCTACCTTCATTGCTTTACATAAAAGAGTAGAAGTGGTTGAGCCAAGCCCTACCATTTTTGAAACATGCGACCAGTTTTCACGTGTCTTCAATACCTTCGAACTCTTTAACGATCTGCGTAGTAAATCCAACAAATCAAACTTGAATACCTCATCATTTCTTTGAAGAGTGACGATGTGTTCTGGCACCGCCTGAGCTTTGGCTTTTTCTTGCCATGCTAACCAAGATGCCATAACGGAAACTTGCGCATAATTATCTTCATTCCAATCGTCACGCTGAAATACAGTAGATATATCTTGATGCCTTCCAGACCCACACATCTCTATCTGATGGCTAATTTTTTTATAAACATCAGTAGTAATGAACCAATACTCAAAAGCCTCTCTTTCCTTATTCAAATCTGTCATGCTGCCATCTCCATATACTTATCTGCCAAATCATGCATTAGTAGGTTTCCTGAACCTGACTCATACCAAATACCTAATTGGCCGTTTAATCTAAATCTCAAAAGTTCGTTTTGTTCTGTCTTGCTGTAGACGTCAGCGCCTTGATCTACTAGCCAGTTAGAGAAATCTTCAAAATAAAATGGTGGTACAGCCACTCGGTTTTTATAACTTCGATTGCTGCCATACCGACTTCTTAATATTTGCCAGTCGTTCATGTCATTAACCCTGTTGCTGAATTGCTTGATTTACTGCATTGATGTCATTTGAAGGAGCTTTTTTCCCTTCTGACAATTCTTGTTCGTTCTTCTCAGCCATCACTGTTTGCCATGTGGTTTCACCGTTTTTGATTGCACCAAATACAGCGCGCAATTCGTCAATTTGAGCAGGTGAGCACTGATCGAGAGGGCAGCCGATATAGTCAACAAGGTTCTGAGCCTTAACACCTATGTTGTTGAATGAATCTACAATTTGCTTGCGGTACTTCTCTGGATCTTCTTTGATGCCACTTTGACGGGTTTGCAGAATTAAGTGCTCTGCTTCATCCTGTAAATCACCCGGAATGATACGAAGTCCGGCATTACGAATCGCCTTAGAAATTGCAGCATTGCGCTTGTTAAGCATTTCATCTTCTGTGGCAATAACTACAAATACTTTCTGACCAGTACTATTCAAACGTTCACTTACTACTTCACGACCTGCGCTAGATTTACGCTCAACTGTCTTATTGATCTTGATGTCTTGAGGGTAGGTAGTATTTGACTCAAGATCAGTGACAGAAACACGATGAATCTCTTTGTGATCATCTTCAAAAATCATGGTTGTTTCAGTTAGGATGTTTGTCATGCAGCGGATAGCTACTTCTACAAAGCGGATACCCAAACCAGTTACAGAAGAACCACCGCCAACAGGCTTTTTGTAATAAGTAGATGTATTGTCAGCAAATGAAGGGCGACGACATTCTTTTAAAAGGTCTTGACGCACAGCATCCCAATTTCTAGGACGATGCATAGCCATCATGTAACGCGCTTCAACTTGAGCCTTTGCTTGTGCTGCAAGTACGTTTGCTGCTGTTTCAGCTTGAGGAACAATGCCTTGATTCAATGTTGCAAGCATATTCATTGTTATTCTCCTAGAAATTCTTTCTTAGCCCATAAAGGCAAATCAATTGGTTGAATCTGTTTTGTGTAGCCTTGCCACTCATTTGACTCTTTGCATTGAAGTAGAGTCAGCATTGCAGATCGGCGTTTTTGCTCACCAATAAACAGCATTTCATCAGATGCGTAATAGATGATTGACTCATGCGGCTCGTCTTCTTCTACTGCAAAAAACAAGAAAGAAGGGTTGTAATCTTCACCGTAATAAGCCTTGTATCCATTGATATACATAGCTGCTGAAAGTGAGTAATCGTAGTTCTGACAGCTTCTTGAAAATGCATTTGCACGCGCATCAGTTGTCTTTTTGATGTCTACAATCAACCCATTAGGGAAGAACTCACTTGTCTCAGGTGCTACATGCCAATCGGGGCGAATACGACATTCAAGTCCTGTTTCTTCATCATCAAAAAAGATAGAAGCTTCACGAATACCGCCTGATAAAATCATGTTGTACATAGGGTGGCGTTTCATAGCTTCCGCAGCTTTAGCGGCTGCTTGGTACTGCTCTTCTGTGATGATTGATTTATTTACATTGTCCTGTAAGAACTTTGCTATAGCTTCTTTACCAACATTTGTTCGCTTATTAACGATTGGTTCGATTGCAACTTCATCGTTAAAAACTTCTGGTTCGAGAAATAGAACATGAACCGCAGTACCAAGTGCCATTGCAGGAGTCTGCTTGTGTTCCTTATCGCTCATATGCTCAGCAAAGTAGTGTGCAGGAGAGCGCAGAATGGTTTTAAGCTGTGAGCTACTAACAGCCGAATGAGCGTGATACGCTGCATTCGACATGTTATGTACCAAAACTGGCGCATTCATAATCTTCTCCTAATTCTTTGGTGGTTCTGGTAGTGGCATCCAGTGGGTTACTTTCTCATCTAAGAAATAACTAGAATATTCATCACCCATATATGCGGTATTGCCATACCAACCTTCAGGCACAAAGTGCATATCTTTTTCAGAACAATATTCTGACCATTCATCACAACCACTTTCCTCAGTGAACTTAGGCACAAAGTTGGCGACCATCTGATTTTGGTTTTTTGCTGAATTTGCATTTATCAATACAAGGACATTGCGCAATGGTTCAGGCATTTGTTCTTCAACACTAATCCACTCCATCACCCACCTCTCAACTCATTGATTTTTTCTTCTCTTGCCAGTTCTTCTAAATACTCATTCAACTTAAGGATCTGAGTTGAGGTAAGGGCAAAGGGCATACCTTCGACTGCATCGACATAATCAAAGTCATCGACATGTGGCCGGCTACTTGAATCAACTGTCATCATGGTGTAATCCACATCTTTCCAGTCTTGATAATCCAAGCCTTCGCCATATTCGAAAGTGTCATTTTTCTCAATACCTTTGACACTTGCTACAATGTAGATGTGCTCAGCGTTATGAACTGATAAAGAGAACTTAACAACGCCATCCTCAACACCTACATTCATAACTTCAAGGCTTGTGAATACAGCAGCATCAAACGAGATATTGGCTAACATATTCATGAGTTAGTACCTCGTATCTTTCTGAGTTGCTCTACGACTTGCTTGATTTCTTCTTCGGTGCGGTATGCGCCATACTGAATCAAATTTTGATGGAAACCTGAATTTTCTCTATATACAAAATGATAGAATCCATCTTCTTGTTCACTATCAAAAATGAAGCATTCATCACCTTCTTTCGGCTCAAAAGGCTTCGGCAGCTCAAGTTCAAGCTTGATGGTTTGGGGTTTGAGGCGGAATTCATAAGCATTAGATTTCAAGTCTTCAATAAGCCAATCCTGTGGGTTAAAGCTATCCCATTCATCATTGCTTGAACGCACCCTATACTGAACATGCTCACCATCAAAACTAGTTAGCCAAGCATCGCGGCCGCTAATCAAGGCTGGGTCTTGGGGTCGGTGGATTAGTTTCAACTTACAGATATAATCCAAATCACCATTCTTCTTAGATAACTTCCACTCACAATCATTTACATAAAGTTCATTTGTTGATGATAGGTACAATGGGAAACCTGTTCCGTCTTCTACATTTGCATCCTTCACATCATTACGCTTCAACACAACAAGGTCTCGAAGCTGAGGGAGGGTGAGTTCTTTAAATCTATCCCCCAAGCCACCCCAAACATAAGGAGATAAATAACAGCAAGTTGAGTTTTCAGCATATAGGTGTGAGTACCAATCACCATTTTCTGGATGATCACCAGCCCATTTAAAACCCAAATTATCAAACAACTCCTGAGCCTCTTTGCTCTCAGCTTCATCTTTAACTTTGATTTTGTAGTTATCCATGAGAGGGCTCCTTAGCTGCGTCAAATGCCTTCTGACATTCCTTTGCTATGCGATGTATTTCCTTTTCTAAGTCTTGGAATGTGCGAGCTTCAGAGTCAGCAATACCAAGTTTAAAAACACCTGTAATAGCGCCAAAAATAGTTGAGTAATAAAACTTCTGACTTAAACGAATTGGGTCAATTGGATCTGTGCTGTCCTGCAAATCTTGAGGAACTTTCGCAAGAATGATGTTCATTGCATTTCCAGAAGATTGAATAACCCATTCTTTACCGATACGGATTTCCATCACTTCACTCCCTCAACCTGAACGCGGACATGTTCTTCACGCTTCAAAGCTTCCATTAAATGTTTCTTTAAGCCTTCAAGCTCTAGCTCTAAATCTTCCAGAGAAAGGGAAGTACCAAGCATGTATAGAGTTTGGTTCGCTACATTTAAAAGATAGTCATTAGCAAACGACTGATGAGCGGCTGCCAACTTGTCAGCAGTAATGGCAATTTGCATGCGACTATCCTCAACAGATTTGTTGATTAGTTCTTGGAAGTTATTCATTAGTTAGCTCCTTCCACTTGCACACGCACATACATGTTCTGTTTTGCTTTGAGTTCGTTGACGTGTTGCTCGTCAGCACAGCCTTTTAAAAAAGCAAATGCAATGAAGGTGATAATCCAGAAAGCTGCGAAAGCTTTTGAGCCATCCCGAAAGGCTTGGCTAAACTTGTACTTTTCAATTCTTTGTTCCATAATCTTCTCACTCATTGAGTAAAAGTCCCGTCGGTCAGATGTCTGGGACTTTTTTATTGGATAAAACAAACTGTGTTATCACAATATAAAACAAAACGTTTTAGAAGGTCAAGAAAAATATAAAACAAAATGTGTTATTTTTTGAAGGCACAAAAAAACCGCCCGAAGGCGGTATTCCGATTCTAGTTAATTAGTCGTAATGGATATCTTGCATAGGTAGAGTAGGGTAATCATTTACATGGCGACTAGGCGGAACAATATCAGTTACAGCCACAATAGCCTCAACATCGTCCATTTCAAATGTAGTTCTTTTTTCTCCATTAACAGCTAATAAGTGAAGAACGTCATTAACAATGCCAATAAATTCTTTGACTGTGCGACGTCCGTCTTTGAGCTGAACCTCAACAAATTCTGTTGGTGTTGGATCTGCGTCTGGATCACATACTATGTACCATCCATTGCGAATAGCAGGGTACATTGAATCACCTGTACCTCTTACTGCATAAGCATTAACACCTGCTGTAAGCGAAGGTACATAACCATCCCCACCATTTCCACCATAACCCATTTCCGTATAGTAACCGTCATAACCCATCTTGCTATAAGACTTCACTGGCACCCATCCCCCAACTCTAATAGAGGTGGCAACTTTATTTTCATTAAAGACTTTTTCTATTTTTGGGCTGCCGCTTCCAGTAAGAATCCAACCGTAATCCAAACCTAACTTTTGCGAAACCTGCAACCCACCTTTTTTAGATATGCCTCGCTTATCCCAGTTGTACACAAGTTGGGAATCAACATCCAGTAGGGAAGCTAACGAGTTGGCATTCAAACCTGTCTCATCATAAATGCGCTGCATGGTTGGGTGTAGCTCTTTATCACTCATAACAAAACAACCTAAAACAATTAATTAAATTTTCTCAAAAAAAACACAATCTGTGTCAAACAAAATGTTTGACTGCGAAAACAAAACGTTTTATATTTATAAAACAAATTGTTTTATGCGGATTTAAATATGGATTCAATCGAAGCAGATCGCGCCCTGATTGAAGCAAACGGTGGAGCTTCTGCACTGGCGCGAAAACTTAAGTATCAAACTCAACGTGTTCAAAACTGGACCGTTCGAGGCATACCGCCAAAAGAAAAACTTTTACATCCAGAGATATTTCTAAAAAAGAAATCTCGCTCAAATGCAGTTGCTGCTTAAGGACAATTTTATGAGCCTTGAAAAAAAATCTACGCATGTTCGTTTATCTCCCGAAAACCATGAACGTGCAAAAGTCCTTGCTGAAATTAAAGGAAAGGACCTTGCTCAATATCTCGCTTACCTACTTGAAAAAGAAATAGCAGGTGAGTGGCATGTACTTAATTTACAAGCAAAATCATTTGAGCGCTTGGGATTAGGAGCTTTGATGCGGGATCTCTCTACAGAAGTAATTTTTGGTGAGGGATCGGAAGGGATTAACGGGGATTTAGACAAAGAAAAAGCCTGATGTACTAGATCAGGCTTCACGTTCAATCGGAGCGAACCAAATGAACTATCAAATATTAGCAGACATTGAACTAAATCGGAAGATTAGTTTGTTTCAAAAAGCGGTTGAGGCTTATGCAACAGAACGCAGTTTAAAACACTCGGTCGCTGTAGCTGAGGCCAAAAGTAACTTGGAGCGTCATTACTATGAATCCTACAGCTTTGCGGTTCATAAGGGAGTATGAGCATGGAGTTTATGAGGGTGCGAAATATGCACGCCAGTATGGTGATCTTCAAAGGCTCTACGATGCTTCAAGTGATGAATTCTTCATTGAAGAAATCAACGATGCTTATGAAGAGTTTAAGAGGGGCTTGGTATGAGTAAAGCCATTGTTCCAAACTTTACACAAGTTCCAAATGTTGTTGTTGATGAGCTTGCATCTCAGTTAAGTGATTCTGCATTCAAATTGTACGTTGTTCTCATCCGTAAAACTAAAGGATGGGATCAAGCGCGTGATGCTATTTCAATCAGTCAGTTTGAAAAAATCGCAGGTAAGAGCCGTCCAACAGTTGTTAAGGCGATTGAAGAGCTTGTTAAGCTTCGCTTAATTAAGAAGACAAAGTGTACAAAATTTGGCAATGAATATGAGTTGAATCTAGCATTTGCTATTGATGGTTTGCTGCTAAATTTCCCAAGTAAAAAATCTTTACTAGTTAAAAATTTTAACCAAGCTAGTAAAAAATCTTTACTGCTACTAGTTAAAAATTTTAACACACAAAAGAAACTATCAAAAGAAACTATCAAAAGAACAAGTGGCGCAGTTAAAAAATTCTCTGAAAACTTTGAGAAGTTCTGGTCTGCATATCCAACTTGTAAACGTAAATCAGACAAGTCTGGCACTTATAAAACTTTCACAAAGCATGAAGGAAGTTTTGCGATTGAAACACTTCTTTCAATTCTTGAAAAACAAAAATCTGATGTCTCTTGGACAAAGCAGGATGGTGAGTTCATTCCATCACCTAGCGTTTGGCTAAACCAAAAACAATGGGAAAACGAGTATTGGTTTCAGGTCAACAACCCTGTGGCAGCTCCTGATTTTTCTAATGCCCAATTGCAATATGGAGACTGGTAATGAGTACAAACATTCAAAATATGACAATTGAGCAGAGTGTGCTAGTCGCTTTGATGACAGTGAGCCATTCCCTTGAGGTTGTCGCAAATGATCTTACCGAAGAACATTTTTACGCTGGTCGTCACAAGATTATTTACAAGGCAATTGTCGAGCTTGCTAATGCTGATAAACCATATGACTCAGTATTTGTCTGCAAGCATCTACAAGATCGAAATCTTCTCAATGATATTGGTGGGGAAGAGTATTTAATTGAACTTAACAGTGCGGTTGGTAGCGTACACCACCTAGAATATTTTGTTGCTGAGTTGAATAAACTTAAGCAGCATCGCGAAGTTGAAGATATTGGTCTCTCGATTGCGGAGTGCGCTAAAGATCTGACTATCACTGATGTTTACTTGGCTGCTGAGAATTTATTTAGTTCATCTAGTAATTCGATTGAGCAAAAGCAAACAGGCTTTGATTTTAACCAAGCTTTAGAAAAGACACTTGAGCGATTTGAGAAAAAGATTGCCCAGAAGGAGCAAAAGGGCTTCATAGGTGTTCAGTTCAATATTCCTCATCTTGATAATCTTCTGGGAACAATTGAAAAGGGACATTTTTGTGTAATTGGTGGTCGTCCGGGCAGTGGTAAATCAACTCTTGCTCAGATGTGTGCAATGCAAACTGCTAAGCGCTACAACATGCCAGTCTTGTTTATCTCTGCTGAGATGGATACGCCAACCCTAACTAATCGCATGATCTCGGCATTAGGTGCAATCCCGTATAACAATCTTCACAACGGTGAAATCTATGATGGGATGTTTGAGAAGCTTACTGGAACTATTGCTCAATTTAGAAACCTACCAATTTTTATTGAAGAAAAGCAAAAGCCAACGATTGCTGAAATCCAAAGTTATGCACGTAAAGCGAAGCGCAAGTACAAAGCTTTGGGCTGCATCATTGTTGATTATATCGGCTTAATCCGAGACCCATCTAAGAAGGATCGCGTTCAAGAAGTTGCATCAATCAGTCGTGACTTAAAAGCTATGGCAAAAGAGTTTGATTGCCCAGTAATTGCATTGGCACAGCTAAACCGTGGAGCAGAAGGACACAAGCCTGTAGCAAGTGATCTTAAAGATTCTGGACAGATCGAGCAGGATGCAGACCAAATCATCATGGTTCATCCAATCCTTGAAAAAGAGACTAATGCGCCTACTGGTGTAACTGAGTTAATTATTGCCAAAAACCGTCATGGCAAGCGTGGATCTGTGAATGTTCAAGATCGTTTAGACATTTGTCGTTTCGTTGGGATGTCATTTCCAGTGGAAGAGAGAGGTGCGGCATGAAACCAGTCAACAGAACTAAGAAATTGAACTTTGATGATCAGCTTAGCTTACTCATGTTTGCTTGTCATAAGCCTGCGCCTTTCAGTGTTAAAGACGTGAAGGAATCAGTGTTTGATTTTAATCGCGGAACAATCTACAGCACTCTTCAAAAATTTGTTGAGTGGAAATATTTCGAGCGTGTTGGAAAGAACCATTACAAGGCTACGCAATACGCAAAAGACATCCTGAACGTTAAAGGGGAGTTCTCAGCATGATCGAATCAATGACTCCAAGTATGTACATCAAACAAGACTTTAGCGCAGAGATTGCTGCATGGGTTGAACAAGGTAATCAAATCAAAGTGCTAGGGCGTGGTGAGAGTACGCATAACAAAGCATTCAACAATGCGACTAAGAAGACTGCGCAGGATGCTATGCGTCGAGTAATGGCTAATTCGGTAGCTCAGACACGTAAGGCGAAAGATAACGCTTATTCAACTGCACGAATGGACGCTAAGCGAGCAGGGTTGGCTCATTACGATGGCAGACCATGTGGCGTATGTAAGTCAACTAAACGTTATGTGGGCTGCAATAAGTGCGTTCCATGCATGAACGAGAAGAACCGTCGTTACAAGGAGCGTATGGCATGAGCAACTTCCCAGAGTATTACAAAGAAATCATGTCGCTCTATTCAGCTTACAAGAATGGAGTAAGAACAGAAGAAACCAAGAAGGCAAATGCAGTCTATTCACATTGGCAACGTAAGGGATGGTTGAAACGCCTTAAGGAGAAAGCGGCATGAGCAGATTACAGGTAGGCGGTTTGGCTTTGATTATCCATAGTTCATTCCCGGAAAACGTTGGGAAAGTAACCATGCTTATTCACCATCTTGGTATTTCAGATTGCATCTATGGTGAGGTTGATTGTTGGTTGGTAGATGCAAGTCAATTAAAGACTACTAACACATCAAATCCTAGTGGTTTTTCAAGACATCCAACTAAATACCTTATGCCCCTAGGCGATAACAAAGGGATTGAGCTTTACGGCCTTCGCGAAGAGATCATGACAGGACATGACAAGGAGGCGGTATGAAACCAGAACAGTTTATTCGTGAGTTTGGTCTAGGGAAGGCGAGAGAGGTTGTTGAGGGGCACAGCAAAGCTTACATGCCTGAACTCTTCAAGTATTGGTCTGAACAGTTAAATGATTATGTATTGGCCCCTAAGTATGCATCGTTCTTGGTTGAAGACCTTGAGAAATTAGTTGAATCATTAGACCGTTACAGCAAGTTTGAAGACAAACAAGAAGCGCTCGACGCAATCACCAATGCGCCAAATGGCTCAACACATTACAGAAAGCTGAGCTGTGGCACACGATACATAAAGCAAGGGCCACGCTTTTTTGAATATTGGAATGGTTCTGAATGGTGCCGCCCCACAGTTCCATTTACAGATGAAACGCATATTTTGCGCTTTGACAAATTGGATGATTTGAAAAAGTCGATCACAGACCACGAATCAATATACGGAGGCGGGGATGATCTTAAAGGTTAATGACATCGTTTGGTTCCGTGGCAAGAAGAGACGCATAGAAGCCATATATGCAAATGAACTTATCCAGCTAGAAGGAGATTTATTTTGTGTTTGGGCTAGTGAAATAAAACCAATAATCAGACTTTATGGGAGCCAGCCATGAGTGAGTTTAAAGCAGGTGATCCCATAGTTTGCACTAATGGTGCTTACGATCATGTGGAAGTGATTGCAGATGTTGAGTTAGACGGTTATTTCACAACAAAATCAGGCATGTTTTGTAATCCTAAAGTTCATCGTTTGGCGGAACCCGAAGAAATAGCAGCAGGCCACCGCATTGACCAATCGAGGGATGTTTGAGATGGATAAGAAAGCATTGCAAGAACAATTCGAAGAGTTTGCGCGTTGGTATGTGTTGCCCTTGGATAAAAGCGAAGATGGCATTTATCGAGCTTTAGAGACGCAATCTGCATGGATGTCTTTCCAGCACCTGCAAGCGAAAGTGGAGGAGCTGCAAAAGCGGGTGGAAGTTCTGATCCAAAAATACAAAGACGAAGATCGTGAGCTAAAGCTTATTGATGAGTGGGAACAATCAACAATCTACGGACGTATTGCCATTGAGATAGAGCAAGCGCTCAAGGGGGAAGGATGAAAGACTTTGCGGTAGCAATTATCTACGGTGCAGCGCTATTCGTATCAATTAAGTATGCATGGCGTTGGTATAACGGAGAGCTTTCAACTCCTGCAATTATGGAGTGGTTTGGCAGAGGTTTCTTTTTTGCTTGGGGAGTAATAGCAGCGACTTTAACTATGTTTTTGGTTATCCGCTTAATTACGGAGTATGTCAAATGACCACATTCAAAGAGGCTCAACGCATTAGATCAAAACCAGTGGCGCGCTCAAGTGTGCCATTGAAGCATAGACAAGGTGTTAGTAAAGGCGAAGCAATGCTTTGCCGTCAGCTAGATGTGATGAAGATCGCTTATGAGCAGGAGTTTAGATTCCATCCAGAAAGACGTTGGAAGGCTGACTTTCGAATTGAAGGCTACATGATCTTAGTTGAAGTCGAAGGCGGTGCATTCAGCAATGGGCGTCACACACGAGGCGAAGGCTACACAGCAGACTGCGAGAAATACTCAGTTGCAGCTATTCATGGATGGACTGTAATTCGTGGCACTACAAAGCAAGTTCAAAGCGGCTTAGTGCTCAATTGGATTGAAGAAGCAATGAAACGGTTGAAGGTGGCGTGATGGATCTTGAGTGGATTGAGAAACAACGACGTGAACTTGAGAAGCGCTTCAATCCAGAGCTTTATAGATTGAACGAGCTTAAGCGACAGAAAGAACTAGATGAACTGTATGGCCAACTAGTAACACCTCGATTCAATACAACCGATATCAACGCAATACGTAAGAGAGCGATACCTCAAGAACTTTGGAAAGATCAGAAGGTCAAAGAGCTTGAAGATGAAAACAAAGAACTTAAGCGCCAATTGGCTTTGAAAACTTTGGCATATAAATAATTATGGTGACGGTATGAATGCAGTAGTAACGGAAAAATTATCAAATCTTGAATGGGTTGGTCAGCAAATGAGAGCTAAAACGGCAAGCTATGAAACGTCTACTGCATCGACAGGAGAGAAGGCGCCTACTTGGGAAGAGCGTTGTGGAGCTATTGCTTCAATTGAAGATGAGGCAACTAAGGCATATTGTGAGATCTTGGTTTGGGGTGATTCAAGAGACACGACACAGGCATTCAAGACACTTGTAGAACATATTGGTGAAATATTGCATGAGGCAGCAAGCAAAGAGCGCCAGCGCCATCACTTTGACCTTAAATTGTTTTGTACAAAGGTAGCTCGCATGCAAGTGTTCTTTCTTATGCGCCCATGGATTAAGGAGGATCGTACGCTACAAGGTCAGTTAAAGTTTTGCGGCATCACTGAAATTAAGGCAGATACTTACAGCAAGAATTATGCTTATCTTGGCGCAATGGTGGATATTATTTTAAAAGACATGGGAGATGAAATTGATTTCTATGTAGGGCAATATCGGAAAAAGCTAAACAATTGACAGCTAAACGGATTTAAGGTAATGTTTTCCTATACTGGTCGTATTACGGATTTCCGAAGACCAACACATCAAAGCTCACTTAATCGTGGGCTTTTTGCTTTTTGGAGCATTTGAAATGGGCAATACTTGGCATGCTGATCAAGACAATAATATGCGCCCTGATATTGAAGGCTTACCATGTCCATTTTGCGGATACGCAGATGGGTTGGCTGTAGATTCAGATTCTCATGACTTAAAAGAACATGGTGTAATTTGGTCGGCTCGTGCATTTTGTCATGAGTGTGGTTCACAAAGCCCTAGCACACATATTACAACGTGGCCTAATCATCCATTAAGTGAAGAAAGCATTCATGTGGATTGGGAAAATGAAAGAGAAGTTGTAAATCTTGCAGTTAAGATCTGGAATACCAGAATGTAGGAGGTTCACATGCTCCGAATCATCAGGTAAGTATTCTGTTTACATGTTTGGGAATATGAATCCGACATGTTCAATCAGAAAGAATGCAGAAAGTGTGGAAAGATTAAGTGTTTGTAGCCCTGTCCTTTGACGGGGTTTTCTTTTTTGGGGTGTTTATGAAAGCGCAGAAATTAATTGAAAAGCTGGGCAAAGCGAAGGTTTCAGACATCCTGAAAGAAGCCCATCCTGATGCAGTGTATTACGTAGATGAATGGAATGAACACTTTAAAGTGCATGGCTATTGTGCTGATAAATGCATTGTAGGAATAAACAATCCATATACTCATTACAAGCTAACGGATTTGCAAGAAGCATTGGGGTGAACATGGACACAATCGAAGCGAAGAAGAATTTAGAAATCTATAGACGTAATCTTAGCGGGTTAGAAAACTATAACCACTTATTCAGTAGCCATACGTTTAAGACTGAATGTCAGCGTGAAGTAAATACTCTCAGAACCAGAATAGAGAACCTAGAAAATGCGTTCGAAAAAGAGGCTAAGCGAAATAAGAGCACTACCATGCGTTAGATGCGGCTATCCTCGCTCACACGCGGCTCATTCTAATTCTGGAAAGCATGGCAAGGGTAAAGGAATAAAGGCCTCTGATGCGTTTACAGTGGCCCTCTGCCACAAATGCCATCACCTATTCGACACCTATCAATTGGGCACGAGACAAGAATCAGAAGCTCTATTTGATGGTTGGTTGGAAAAAACAGAGCGGATGCTTTGTTTTAATGCAGGGCATGATGAAGTATTTTGATATAGTGATGATTCATTAATCAATTAAGGCTATGAAAATGGGCGCAGAATCTTTTAAAAATTTCTCAGCAAATGAAGTGATAGGCCAAATTAATTGTGGTTTGGATAGTATTAGCAATCCTTTCACTATCGAAGAGCCAGCTAACTTGTTTGAGAAGAATGTTCAAACTAATGTGCTCAAACATTTTGAAGGTTCAAATACAAAAGTAGAGATTGATCGGAAAGATGGTTATCTAATCTTCACAGCAGAAAGAGTTTTAAGTTAAGCCACCCTCGGGTGGTTTTTTATTGCTTGAACATTGATCAATTCTCAGGTAAATTAAAGTTTCTGATGTATATCTAGTTTCTTTAATAAACTATTAATAAACCTTGAGGATACGGCCATGAAAACTCTAGCTAAATTTTAATTAAGACTTGCTGGTCATATATAGAATTCAAAAAGGCGCTTAACAGCGTCTTTTTTATTGCGAGGTCAAAATGGAACCTAGATTCGTCATCAAAAACCATTCTGACATAAACTATGTAATTGGCTATCTCAATACTAATCATGCAAAGGCAGCGAGTGAAGGTAAGCCTTTAGTTGTATTGATTGCACCTCAGGAGAAAGATCGTTCAAAGGCTCAAAACCGTTTGTACTGGATGTGGCTTAATCAGTGGGCTAAACGTCAAGGTACAGATAAAGACTATGAGCATCTGTTCTTCAAGAAGAACCTCTTAGCAAAAATCTATGATCGTGATGACGTTGGCCAATACAAGAAAACATTCAAGGCTGTTAGAGAGTTGAAGGATTCTAAGCATCCTCTCTACCAAGATGTAGCAAACGGCCTATGCGAGCTAATGAGCACTACAGATGCAAGTACAGCACAGTTCACTGAATACCTAAACGACATTCATTCATTCTGCAATAAACAAGGGTGTTATTTAGAGACACCTGATGATCTTAAGTATGTGTTGGAATAGGTAAGCAGCTAAGATATATTGTTTTTCTTTAATCATTACAACAAGGAAAAACAATGTTTTTGAAGTTTGATAATAAGCATATCAATGCAAAGAAGATCACTTGGTATGAGGCAAATCCAGAGCACTCAAATCGAGTTAAGATTATTTTTGATAATGGTTTGTCGCAAATCCTAGAGTTTGAAAAACAGGATGAGCTAAAGGCTTTCATTGAAGCAATAGATAAAGCCAATAGTTAAGTACTTACAGGCCCTCTTCGGAGGGTTTTTTAATGGGTGTCGATATGGCCTGTAAAGGATGTGAGGAACGTCGTGACTGGATCAAACAACAATTCCAAATGTTCAAAGAAAGATTGCAGTTACGGAAGCAAAGAGATACTTCAACTGTTATCACAGATAGTGGAGCAGAACACAACACTGATTCAGCAGGTGGCACAGAAGGATCAAGTGATACTGGCAGCATTGGAACAGAACAATGAGTTGCTAATGCAGCTTAGTGAGCAAGAGTCTGTTGTGGCATATAGCAATAAGACGTTGGATTGAGGTGAATCATGGCTAAGCGATTAAGTGTTGCGAATATTGAATATTCAGGTGGGAAGGCTGCAACAGGTACAAAGGTTAAGCTGAGTGATGGAAGTTACTTAGCAGGTGTTAGCTTTGTTGAGACTACAGTTGGTGTTGACCAAGTAGCAGAAGTTCTTATTAGATTGACACCAGACTTTGAGAATCCAAATGAAACTACAAACTCTGAAGCAGCGACTGTCCACACCAAAGACAGATAGGTCAAATATCAAGTCAGGTTCATGGCGTAGTGGAAAGACAACTGCTGAGCGGGGATATGGTGGAAGATGGCAGAGATACCGCAAACAGTTCTTATCGCAGCATCCTTTATGTGCTTATTGTCTAGAACAGAATAGGGTAACAGTTGCAACAGTAGTCGACCATATTGTTCCGCATAAAGGGGACCAAGAGTTATTCTGGGATACAGATAACCATCAAAGCCTATGTGCACCTTGCCACTCATCTATTAAGCAGAAGGAAGAGTTAGGCTCAAACAATCTGAGTTATCAGTTCATGCCCGATTGGTTGAAGCCTGTACCTAATCTAACAATTGTGTTTGGTTGTGCTGGCTCTGGTAAGTCCACATGGGTGCAAGAGCAAGCAAAGACAGTCGATATCATTCTTGACCTTGATGTGATTATCTCGGAGATAAGTAAGAAGCCATTGTACAAAGGAAACAAGCAAGACTTTGCCAGAGCCGTACGTAAGCGTAATACCATGCTTATAGAAATGGCAGAACATAATCTTAGTGGTTACTTAATCTTAACTGGATCAACTAAGGCACAGCGTAACTGGTGGGTGAGAAAGCTAAACCCTAAAGCGGTTCACATCATGCAGACATCGAAAGAAGAATGTATAGAACGCATCATGAATGATGAGCGAAGAACAATGTCTGTAAAGCAGCAACAGATTAAATCGATTGATAAGTGGGAATGGTAAAGCCATGACCTGATTATGAGGAGTATAGATTATGGATTGGTTGGGCATTTCAATCTATGTTCTATCTGGCTTGGCAATCATTAATGCCCTTGCTGGTGTTTGTTGCTTCCTATGGATAGAAACAAACTTATTTAATAAATTCAAAAAAGGAAGAGTAAAGATGAATAATGAAGAATTATTGGAGCAACTCGAGTCTGTTGCTAACTTTATGCGTGGCATGCAGTTTGATCCACGAATCCCAGCTGATACTAAAGAAGCTTTGAACAATCGCGTACAGCGAATTGATGAAATTGTTGAGAAGAGCCAGGAAGATTAATTTCTAGAAGGTAGGGGGGAGGCAAAAAGTTAAATTTGCATTATTTTTCCTGACCGCCTGCCCTCTCACTTATAAGAAAAAATCAGTTTTCAAAAATATGTTAAAGGAGGGTATATGGCTTTAACAGAAAAGAAGAAGACATTTGCCCTCGCAAAACAAAAAGGCAAAGATAATAAAGAAGCTGCTATTTTAGCTGGATGCCCTGAAAAGACTGCATCTGCAGCAGGTGCCCGATTAGCAAAAGATCCTGATGTTATTGCTTATCTTGAACGACTTGATAAAGCTACTCCTGAGCAAGTTGTTAAACATGACGTTAAACCGTTAACAACCAATACAGCTATTCAGGCCTCTAAGAACCTAGCTGACCCATTAGCTTTTTTAGAGTCTGTTTATAGTGATCCTGTTGAAGATATGGCCCTACGTGTACGCGCTGCTCAAGCAGCCCTTCCATACGTCCACGGCAAAGTAGCTGAGAAGGGTAAGAAAGAAACCAAAGAAGATGCCGCTAAGGCTGCAACGAAGTCGGGCAAATTTGGTACTTTGAATAACCAATTACCTAGTTAAGTGGTATAATAATTGCAGTGATTAAAATTAAAAAATTACCAATGTTTTCGTCACCTTTTTGGGTGATAAATTGATCTGTTAAACTTTTTAGGACATCTAATATGTGTGATCTAGAAAAAGGCGACTATGTGTTGGCTACAAAATGGAGTGATGGGCATAGTCAAGATCATTGGTTTGTAGGATTCTTTGTTGAAAAGGATAATGATCGTTTTATTGTTAGTGATATTGAAGGTAATAGTGTTAGATCTGGTGGTTTTCGTCGCTGTCAAAAAATACATCCCGCAATTGGAAAGTATTTGGTAGACAATAGAGAAAAGTTATCATCGATTAAGTTAAATTTATGGGAATATATTCAAAGTGATGTTCATACAATTGAAATTGAAAACTATGACTATGAACATGGTGCCGCACAAACTGAGTAATAAGCATATAAGAAAGTAAACTCCAAAAATTAAATTCATAATTTAAATAGCCGCCCACAAGGCGGTTTTTTATTGGACAGAATAAATGACCGCAATGCTTCCAGAATGGACAACCGCTTGCCCAGACTGGGAGGAGCGTATTGTTGCCAAACAGTCGCTCATGCCTTGTGAGCCATTATTTCCTCAAGTTGCAGATGTTGCTGAGCGCATATTTAAAGAACTGATTCTAGTCGATGTGATGGGTAGCCCGAAGATGGGCGATGTCACATTGCCTTGGGTGTTGGAATTTGTAAGGGCAATTGCAGGTGCATTAGACCCGAATACAAAACGACGATTAATCCGTGAATTCTTCCTTCTGATCTCTAAGAAGAATACTAAGTCGACAATTGCAGCAGCAATCATGCTTCTTTTGTTGATTCTTAATGACCGTCTTTCTGCCGAACTTATTATCTTAGCCCCAACTAAAGAAGTAGCTGACAATAGCTTTAACCCAATTCGTGATTTTATTCGTTCTGATGACGAATTAAGTGAAATGATGAATGTGTCTGAGCACACAAAAACGGTCACTCACTTGGGTACAGGTGCAACACTTAAAGTTATTGCAGCAGAATCTAATGCAGCAGCAGGTAAGAAAGCTTCAATCATTCTTATTGATGAGGTTTGGCTTTTTGGTAAGCGTGCTAATGCAGAGTCTATGTTCCGTGAAGCAAAGGGTGGTTTGGCATCACGTCCAGAAGGATGTGTAATTTATCTCTCTACAATGTCAGATGAAGTGCCATGTGGTGTATTCAAACAACTTCTAGATTATGCCCGTGATGTAAGAGATGGAATTAAAGAAGATAAACAATTCCTACCTTTAATTTATGAATTCCCTAAAAAGATGATAGAAGCAGGCGAGCACTTAAAGCCTGAAAACTTCTACATCACTAACCCTAACTTGGGTGCATCGGTTGACCTTGAATATCTGATTTCAGAGTTTAAAAAGGTAAAAGATGCAGGTGAGGAATCGCTTCGGGATTTCTCAGCCAAACACTTAAACATCGAAATCGGCATGAACCTTCGTGCTAACCGGTGGGCAGGAGCGGAGTATTGGAATGGACAAGCTAAAGATATCCAAATCGACCAACTAATTGAGTTATCCGATGTCATTACTTTGGGTATCGATGGTGGTGGTCTTGATGACTTACTCGGCTTTGCCGCTTTAGGTCGATTAACAGCAGATCCACGTATCTGGTGGCTATGGAATCATGCATGGGCAAACAAGATTGCTTTAGAACGCCGAAAAGAGAATGTGCCAAAGTATGAAGACTTCAAGTCTGAGGGTTCTCTCACTGTGGTTGAACGCATTGGCGATGACATTGATCAACTCGCTGCAATTGCCAAGAAAGTTTATGACAGTGGCAAGCTCAATAAGATCGGGCTAGATCCACTGGGATTGGGTGGGCTTTTGGATGGCTTGCTTGAAGCAGGGATACCAGAAGAAAGCATGTTTGCAGTGCCTCAAGGCTACAAGCTCATGTCTTACATCCTTACCACTGAGCGTAAATTAGCTGAGGGTAATCTCTACCATGCAGGGCAACAACTAATGACTTGGGCAGCAGGTAACGCGCGGGTAATTATGGTCGGTAATGGTATGCGAATCACCAAACAAGAATCTGGTGTAGGGAAGATTGACCCATTGATTGCCACGTTTAACGCAGTTGCCTTAATGAGCCTTAATCCAGTTGCCAAGAATTTAGACATTGATGATTATTTAGAGGACGTCGTGATAGCATGAGCGATTTACAAGACACGGGTTTTTGGACTCGTTTCTGGTCACGATTGACTGGAAGAACTCAATTAAAAAAAGGGGATACTTCATACCCTTTTGACAGTTATATTTCGTCGGGTGGTGCAGTTGTAACGCCAGAGACTGCTTTAAAACTCTCAGCAGTTTGGGCATGTGTGAAACTACGTGCTGAAACTATCTCAACTTTACCACTTCAACTTTACGATAGTGAAAAGCGTGTAGCTGTAGACCATTATCTTTATCGTATTTTGCATGATTCGCCGAATGCTGACATGTGTGCAAGCGAGTTCTGGCAGGTTCAAAGCGCTTGTTTAGACTTGTGGGGTAACTCTTACAATCTGATAACTAAGCGATCAAATGGTGAAGTGGTGGCACTAGAGCCTCTTTTCCCAAGTGAAATGATTGTAAAGCGCAACAAATCAGGCTCAATTGAGTTTCATTACACCGAAAACGGCAAAACCACAATTTATTCAGAAGACAAAATTCTTCACTTCAAAGGTTTTACATTAGATGGGCTTGTCGGCCTATCAGCGATTCAGTTTTTTGCTCAAACCATTGGTATGCAGTTTGATGCTAATAAACAAGCACAAGATTGGTTTAAAAATGGCTTAAAAGTAGGTGGATTCCTTGAAACAGGTGAACAAACACTAACTAAAGAACAACGTCAAAGAATGCGAAACAACTTAGCTGAGTTTAGCCGCCCTGAAAATGCAGGAAAGTACATGGTGCTTGAGGCTGGCATGAAGGTTTCAGGTGCAAGCAGTATCCGTATTAATCCTGTTGATGCTCAGTTATTGGAGTCAAGATACTTTGGTATTGAAGAAATCTGCCGTGCTTTTGGGGTTCCACCTCAATTAATTGGGCACACTAATAAGGCTAGTTCATGGGCGTCAAGTCTAGAACAAACCAATCAGGGCTTTTTGACTTACGCACTTAACCCTCAATTAGTGCGATACGAGCAAACAATTGCTCGAAAGCTGCTTTTGCCTCAAGACAAATATAAATACCGTCCTAAATTCTCTGTAGATGGCTTGCTGCGTTCGGATGTGGCTAAACGTGGTGATTTCTACGTAAAAATGACTCAGAACGGCTTAATGACTCGGAATGAAGCGCGAGAGTTAGAGGATTTACCAGCCTCCACAGATCCTGCAGCTAATAAGCTCACAGTACAAATGCAGATGGTGCCACTTGGAGAAAATCAGGGGAATCCTCAATGAATATAATAAGTTTCAAAATGAAAGATCAGACCGTCCAAGAGGACGGTTTTTTTTCGGGTTATTTAGCAGTATTCGATAACGTCGATTCACATGGAGATGTGATCCGTAGAGGAGCTTTCCTTAAGACAATCGCAGATTGGCAGGCAAAAGGAAAGTATCCGGCAATCTTCTGGGACCATAACCCATCAGAACCGATTGGTATTTTTACTCTCATGCAAGAGGACGAGAAGGGCCTTTATGTAGAGGGCAAGCTACTAAATGCTGACGTTCCTAGAGCGCAAGCAACTTATGCATTAATGAAGGTTGGTGCAATTGATGGAATGTCGATTGGCTACATAACTAAGAGATTCAAGCGGGACCCAAGCACAAATATCAGGGAGCTTTTAGAGCTTGAACTGATTGAGGGGTCAATTGTTGCCTTTCCATCGAACCCAAAAACATTAGTGAGTTCTGTCAAATCCAAATTAGATGATGGCGAACTGCCATCACTACCAGAATTTGAAAAATTCTTGAGAGAGTCAGGATTTTCAAAAAACCAAGCTACTGCAATCGCTAGCAAAGGCTTGCGTTCTCTTCTGAGCGAGTCAGAGGAAGAAATCAAAGAAGCGAAATCAATTTCTAATGCTTTAAACATTTTAAAAGGAGTCAGCAATGTCTGAACAAAACCTAGAACAACTCGCTCAAGAGTTTAAAAAACAAGTTGATGAAGTAAAAGGCATTGCTGAAGACTTCAAAGGCAAGCGTGAACATGGCGATAAAATTGCAGAAGGTGCTAAACAAGCTGCCGATGAAGCAATTGTTAAGTTAAATGAGCTTAAAGCTCGAATTGATGAAGTAGAGCAAAAAGCTGCACGACGTCCAAATGAACAACCTAATGAGCAGAAATCTTTAGGACGTCAATTTGTTGAATCTGAGCAATTTAAATCACTTACTGGTTCTGCTGGTCAACGTGGTAAAGCGAACTTAGAAATCAAAGCCACAATTACCTCAGTAACAACTGATACTGCAGGCGCAGCTGGTGATTTGGTTCAAACTACTCGAATTCCGGGCATTATTGCTCCACCTGACCGAAAGCTAACAATTCGCGACCTTCTAATGCAGGGCCGTATGGATGGAAATGCACTTGAATACGTGCGTGAGACTGGCTTCACAAATGGCGCTGGTATGGTAGCTGAAGGAACTAAAAAGCCTGAGTCTGACCTTAAGTTTGACCTTGTAAGTACAACTGCCAAAGTTATCGCACATTACATGAAAGCTTCACGTCAGATCCTTGATGATGCTTCACAGTTGCAATCTTACATTGATGGTCGTTTGCGTTATGGCTTGGCTTTCAAAGAAGAGCAGCAAATTCTTAATGGTGACGGTACTGGGCAGAACCTATTGGGGATTATTCCTCAAGCGACTGCCTATGTTCGTCCTACAGGCGTAACACCTTCACAAGAAACGATCATTGATACTTTGCGTTATGCAATGCTTCAAGCGATTCTTGCTGAATATCCTGCAAGTGGTCATGTGCTTAACCCAATTGACTGGGCAAGCATTGAAACGCTGAAAGACACAACTGGCCAATACATTATTGGTAATCCACAAGGCACTTTAAACCCTACTTTGTGGGGCCTTCCAGTTGTTGAAACTCAAGCGATCACAGCAGGTAAGTTCTTGACTGGTGCCTTCTCAATGGGTGCTCAGATCTTTGACCGTTGGTTATCTCGTGTTGAGGTGGCAACAGAAAACGAAGACGATTTCGTCAAGAACTTGGTGACAATTCTTGCTGAAGAACGTCTAGCTTTAGCGGTTTATCGTCCAGAAGCATTTGTTTACGGTAATTTGGCACCTGCTGTAACACCTTAATTGAATAGGGGCGAAAGCCCCTTTTCTTTTTGGAGATAGAAATGAAGTACGAAGTTAAACGTGAACATTTTGGCGATCAGTTTTATAAAACTGGTGACACTCGGGAAGCTGATCCAGCAACAGTAAAACATTTGGTAGACAAAGGCGTTCTGGCAGAACCACAAGAAGAAAAGAAGCCAGTTAAAAGCACAAAACAGGTGAAATCAGAATGATTACTTTAGATCAGGCAAAACTACACTGTCGCATTGACGAAGATGATGAAGATTCGTTGATTATTAAATGGATTGCAGATGCAGAAGAGGTAATTCAAAACGATTTAGATCGTAAAGTGATTGTGAATGAGTCTGATCGAGTAGATGAAACTGATATTTTAGATAATGATTGGTTAGATTCAGCAAGACTAATTTACGTTCAATATCGTTATAGCCGAAGCACAGAAGGCAAGCCAAAAGCTTACTGGGATTTGCTGCAAAAATTTAGAATTATGGGGGTTTAAATGTCAGATTTAGCACCCGAACTTAGAAATAGAGTAATTATTCAAGCATACACAGAGCCGGGCCGTGACGAAGACGGCTTCCCAATTGAAGGTGGCTGGTCTGAATACAAAAAGCTTTGGGCTAAGGTCACTCCCTTATCTGCCAAAGATTTAATTGCGGCACAAGCAGACCAATCTGAAGTAGTTGCACGAATGAAAATCCGTTATCGAGAAGATATCACTACGAAGATGCAAGTGCTTTGGAAAGGTCGAATTTTCTCAATTAAAAGCCAAGCTCTAGATGATAGTGAAGACTCGTACACTTACTGTACTTTCTTGCTTGGACAGGGTTTAGAGAAACCTAAGTAGAGGTCCTCATGGCCGATGTAGATGTAAAAATCGAAGGGCTAGATGAAGTTTTGCGTAAGATGGGTGTCTTAAAAGATAAACGGAAGATTCGTAATGCAGCCATGAGAGCAGCCCGTAAGGGCATGAATGTTGTCCGTGATGCAGCAAGACAAAATGCAAAAGCCATAGATGACCCTGAAACTGCTGAAAAGATTTGGCGCAACATTTCGGTATCAGCAGGTAAAACTAAGTCACTTGATTTAGTGCAAATGCGGGTAGGTGTTCGGGGTGGTGCGTCTTACTCAAATCCAACACCACCTAATACAAGTGGTGGAGACACTAGATACTGGCGCTTTCTTGAATACGGAACGTCAGAAATGCCCGCAACTCCATTCATGCGTCCAGCACTGTCAAACAATGTCCAAAAGGTCACAGATACTTTCAGTCAGTCTTTCAGTGCTGAACTAGACAAGGAAATAGCAAAACTATGATCTTTCTTCCAATTTATCGAACTCTCAATGCTGATGCTGCGGTAAAGGCTATTTTAGGAACTGATCTACGTGTTTACGAGGATTTAGCACCTTTAGACACACCAATTCCCTATGCAGTGTGGCAAACGGTAGGCGGCAATGCTGAAAATAACCTAGATTGCCCTGCACATGTTGATCATGTCATGTATCAAATCATTGTCTACGACACACAGCAAAAACGAGCCTATGAAGCGCGTGAAGCAATCCGCAAAGCTTTAGAGCCACAGAGCTATGTTCTAAACCCAAGCATCAACAATTATGAGCAAGACACAAAGCTCTATTCACGTGGCTTTGATGCTAATTGGTTTTTAGACCGATAAATCACACAACAAACCTGATCTACTTTTAACCGAACCTGTCCTTAGTGGCAGGTTTTTTTATGCCTGAGTGTTTTATTTGCATTCTCCATTCAGGCTCAACATAACTCTAAGGAGTAAAACTATGAATGCGAAATTTAACCCCGTAACTAAATTAGTTGAGGTTCAAAAAGGCGAGCCAACAACTACAACGCTACAAATCGCACTAGGACTAGGATTAACACATAAGTCTGTTATCCAACTGGTTCGAACTTATCTACCGGATATTCAGGAGTTTGGAAGAGTCAGATTTGAATCATCGAATTCCGCATTTGAAATGGCGAATTCAGGATTTGATGTTCGAAACTCAAATCAAGGTCGCCACACTCGCTATGCAATTCTAAATGAACAGCAAGCATATTTTTTAATGACATTGATGCGTAACAGTCCACGCGTTATAGATTTCAAAAAGGCGTTAGTAAAATCATTTTTTGAAGCAAGAATACTATTACAAACAGACTATTTTGCTTTGATTCAGCAACGTGAAGCATTAAATGCAAAACTTGATTGTGAAAAAGAAATTGCTAGCTCGTGTGGTAAAGGTCTAGCTGCGTGGAAAAAGCAACGTGATTGCTTAACTACTGCTATAGCTATTGTTGATCGACAAATTCAGCCCTGCCTATTTGAAAGCGAGGGTATTTGAAATGAAAAATAAAGAATGCAACTCGAGAGATCAATTTCAGAACCTTAATAAAAAGGAGCTAATTGAACTACTTCAAGATTCGCATAAAAGAGAGTCAAAGCAGTACTTTCACCATCAGCTTGTGGTGATGCAAAGGGATATGGAGATCTTTGAACTTCAACTACAAGTATCTGAAAAAAATGCTGAAATCTCTATACTTAGAAAGGAATTAAAACCAAATAACTTTTGGCAAAAAATGTCAATTGCCTTTGGATTTTTATTTTTTCTATCTGTTCTAATTTTACTTTCAAATTTAACTTAGACAAATTTTTATCAAAATCCACACCGCCGAAAGGCGGTTTTTTATTGCCTAAAATTTGAGGAATGACTCATGACTGTAATGCGCACACAAGGCACAAATGTATTTCTATTCGATGGCACAGCTATCACGAAAGCCGTTTGTATCACTGGTATTGATCTTGGTAGTGATAGTACAAGCAAGATTGAAAACACATGCTTAGAAGAAACTGATTCTAAAGCTTATCTAACTGGCTTAAATGATCCGGGTGATGGTTCTATTACTTTTAACCTAGATCCAGAAAAAGAAAGTCATTTAAAAATTTTGGAATTGGCAACAGCTCGTACACCTTTAACAATTTACATTGGTGGTAGCGATGGCACAGCAGAGCCAACGCTCACAACTGGCACTGTAACTTTGCCGACTACACGCACCTTCTGGTCATTCCAAGCAACACTTGCCCCATCAACTCCAACATTTGAAGCTGACTCACTCGTAAGCTACCAAGTCACTATGCAGCGTAGCACTGGTGTTCAGATTATTCCTAAGGCTTAATCAATTGCCCCGAAAGGGGCTTATTTTATGGTGAAAAGAAAAATGGCTAAGAAAAATACGGTATTAAGTTTAAAAGATATCGCTCAAGGTGCACTGATTGGCGAAATCCGCGAAGCAGTAGTAGAATTTCTGCACAATGGAAAAACAGAAACTGTAGAGGTTCGACTAAAGCAACTTCCATTTGCAATCACAGAACCTTTGTATACACGCCTGCAAAAAGGTGAAAACGTATTTGCTGAATGGGTTTCATTGTGTCTAGTCGATGAAAATGGCGAAACATATTTAACTAAAAAACAAGTTGAAAGTAACTTCACTCAAGCTCTTGCGAATGCACTTTTCCCTGTAGTTATTGGCTTGGACGAGCTTAAGAAAAATAACGAGGGAAAGTAGATATTACCGCCGATATGGAATTGCTAATGGAGTTAGCATTAAACGGAATTGGCGGGAACTCTATCGAAACTGTTAAAAGAAATCTCTCGCTTTCTGAAATACGCCTTTGGGGTGAATATGTCCGAAAACGAGGAAGTTTAAATACTGGTCGCAGAGTTGAGCAGGTAATCGGTTCTTTTATGGCGCTCTACCGAAATTCAAATAGAGGCAAGGGCAGTAAAGCAGCAGATCCTAGAGATTTTATGCCACATGAAAGCAAACCAGAGCCGCAGGATTTGGGAAGTTTCTTGAAGGCGAGTACAAAGGTAGGTAAGGTGTAAATCTTAAGATAAGAAACTTAAATGACTTATTGTGAGATTTACATGAAAAAGTTACTTTTAATCCTGTCATTTTTAGCTCTGGGTGGTTGTGTAACGCCTGCAACACAAATGTTAAATAATAATTTTAGCGAAGTTCAACCTAAAGCTCCAAGTGCTACTGGGATTTGGACAGTTTCAATTGGCCCGGGCATTTCTACAATTAAACTTGAAAGTGATGGAACAGGTGTACTTTGTGAAGACACTAGTGGTCATGTTGTTCTTAATAAGGTCAAGTATTCTGACAATATGATCTACGTGCAGAACGGCATGACATTAAAAGTTGCCACATTGAATAAGGATCTACTTGAAGCAAAAACCACACTAAGTGCTTTTAATCAGAATATGATTTATAAGGCAGATAATGATTTAAAAAGCGCTTCATTAAAATGCTCTAAAGTACTTTAGATATTTCAGCTACTAGAACCCGACCAAGTGTCGGGTTTTTTATTGTCCGGAGAAAAGTAATGGCAACAAGTTCACTTGGAAGATTAACCCTAGACCTTTTAGTGAAATTGGGGTCATTTGAAAGTGGCATGAATCAAGCGGAGCGTAAAGCTAAAGATACCGCTAAGAATATGTCTAATGCATTTAAGGGGTTCAGCGACCAATTAAATCAAAGTATAGGCGGCACTCAACTTGGTTCATTCATTGAAAACTTTTCCACTAAGCTTGGTTCAATGCGTGGTGGAATCCTCATGGCTACAGCAGCTTTGTCTGGTATGGCTGTTGGTGGCGCAGCGGTTGCAGCAGGTGGACTGGCTGTTCTATCAATTCAAGTGGCAAAAAATAATGTTGAGTTAGCTCGGTTCGCTGCATTAGCTAATACATCTGTTGAAACTTTCCAAGGCTTAGCTGGCGCCGCGGCAACCTATGGAATTACGCAAGAACAATTATCTGATCAACTCAAGGATTTTAATGAAAAGATTGGAGAGTTTGCCTCTGTAGGTGGTGGTGAAGGTAAAGACTTCTTTGAGCAAATCGCAGTTAAGACTGAGAAAGGTGCGGAAGGTGCAAAAAAATTAGCTGAAGAAATGTCTAAAATGGACGGTGTTTCAGCACTCCAACTCTACGTTGATAAGCTTCAAGAAGCGGGGCTAAACCAACAACAGATGTCCTACTATTTGGAAAGTATGGGGAATGACTTTACTAAGCTAGCTCCTTTGTTAATAAATGGTGGCGTGCTCTGGAAAGACTATCAAAAGGCAATGGAGGAGGCTGGGATTATTACAGGGCAAGAGGCTATTGAAAAGTCTATTGCTTTGGCATCTCAAACTGAATCATTGCAAATGCAATTCTCAGCTTTAAAGAATAACCTTGCTCAAGCTGTAATGCCTGCTTTAAGTTCACTTATCGGTTACTTTCTTGAAGGCTCTGGGAAGGGTGGTCAATTCTCGGGGATTGTTGAAGCTGTAGGCATAGCGGCTAAAGGTGCGTCTGTATTTATTATTGCACTTTCGGCGGGTGTTAAATCCTTAGTTCAAATTATTGGCGGGGCGCTAAGTGTTTTAAATAACTTTGGACGAACTGCAATTAACTTTGTGACAGCTTCAACCTTTAGAGAGAAGGGGCAAGCGCTAGTTGATGGTTTCAACAACAATGGTAAAATCCTAGTTGATACTACAAAAAGTGTAGTTGAGAACAGCAAACAGGCCTTTGGTTCAATTTCAAATATTGTCACTAATCAAGCGGGCAATTATGACAAATTGACTCAATCGATTATTAATAACCGTAAAGCACAATTAGAGTGGACGAAAGGTGTTAAAGGTGGGGTAACTGCGGGTCTTGCTCAAAATAAAGCACTAAACCCAACATCAAAAAAAGAAAAAGTTAAAAAGGCGAAAGATGATAAGTCAGCGTTAGAAAAAGCTAAACGGGAGCAAGAGCGCATTGAAAACGCTCAGCAATCTATCATCATGCAATATGCTGATAAAGAGCTTCAAATTAAACTCAAGTATGAAGAGGATAAAAAGAAGATTCAGGAAGCTTTTGCAAAAAATCCATCACAAATGAATCTCTACCTAAGCAAAGCTAAAGAAACATATGATCGTGATGTTGCCGCATTCAAGCAAGCACAACGTGAGAAATATGATTCGTACAAGAACGACCTTTTAGCTCAAATGGCTGATGCTCAGGATGCTATTGCACTTTCCTCCATCTCTCGAAGATTTGGTAAAGGGCATGAATACAATATTGCTAGTATGAATGTTGCTTCAAGAAAGGCTAAGGATGCCGAGCTGGATGCATACACAAATAATGTGAACCAAATCAACCGTGATTATGATGACCCAACAGAAGTTCAAAAGCGCTATGAACTATTAGAGCAAGCTAAAGCTACTCATATTGAGAGGATGAAAGCCCTAGATGTTGATTATCATGACAATGCTCGCAAGTTAATTGATGATCAGCATAATGCCACGTTAAGTATGTATGGCGCTTTGTTATCTCAAAGTTCTTCGGTTTGGGGTGATATGACCCAAATGGTTAAAGAGAGAGCTGGGGAGCAATCAGCAACTTATAAAGCAATGTTCTTAATGCAACAGATGTTTGCAGCTGCTTCTGCTTTGGTATCGACCCATTTAGCAGCAGCTCAAGTTCTTGCAGACCCAAGTGCGCTCACCTTACCTCAGAAAGTAGCTTACTCAAATATGATACTTGGTCTAGGGTATGCCAATGTTGGTTTGATTGCTGCACAAACAATAACTGGGATGGCCCATGATGGTATTGCGAGTGTCCCTGAGGAAGGTACATGGCTTCTAAATAAGGGAGAACGTGTACTTAATCCTCAAGACAACCAAGCATTCACCAGTTTTATTAATGGAGAAGGTAGGTCAGGTGACGTAATTATTAATAACTACACTTCTGGAAAAGTAGAAACCTCTAAAGGCTCAAATGGTGAGTTGGTTGTTACTATTAAAGAAGTAATTGATCAGTACGTTCCTGCACAATTTGGCAACCCTAATAGTCGCTTAAGTAAGTCTGTTTCAAATAACTTCCAAGCGCCTCGCAATAGAAAGTAGGTACATATGGATAAGTTTATGCTATGCCCGCAATTGTCGGGCTATTCTTTTTTGTATGGTCAAAACATACTTGAGCAATCACTAACTGCTGGAATGCCTAGACAGAGACTGAATTTTATTGGCGCTGTGCATCAGGTCACTGTTTCTGTGTTTTGTACTAATGCTGATGAAATTGATTATTTCTGGGCATTTTGGCGAGTTAAACAAAGAAACCCAGAGAACTGGTTATGGTCCCTTAAAACGGACAGTTCAAAGCTTGAAGAGCATGAATGTAGATTTATGATGGGCTCACGGCCACAAGAATCTGATCGTCAAGCGGACATGGTTAAGTATTCTTTTGATATTTGGGTTAAGCCACTGAATCGGCCTCCTTCAGTCGATGAAGATATTATTGCTGCATGGCAAGCAGGGTTAAATCCGGCAGTTATGAATCGATTTGAGATATTAGCAAATGAAGCGGCCCCTGATGCTTTGGAGCCATTCCTATGAGTGATATTACTGAATTTCATTTGGATTCTAGCCCATCAGTCGTTTTGCTTGAATGTATTGAAGTGAAGCATAGCTTATGGCCGAACCCACTTCGATATGTGACTAATCATGCAAATGGCATAACAGTTACCCATGAAGATTCGACCCAAGCTGTTTATGAGTATATGCCCCTAGCCATCCAGAAAGGCAAGACCTCTGATGATCTGGACCAATCTATCAACATAACGATAGGGGAATTAGGGCAGATAGTACCGCAACTAATCAAGATCATTCTTGATGCGAACAGCGAAGAGAAGCCACAAGTAATCTATCGCTCTTATTTGTCGAGTGACTTAACTGCTCCGGTTGATCTTATTCAGGGTTTAGAAGTTGAAACAATGAATCAAGACTATCAGGCCTGTACTTTTGAAGCTGCAGCACAAAGATTAAATAGCGTTGGAACTGGACGTATTTATACAACTGATATGTTCCCAAGTTTAAAAGGGTTCTTCTAATGAAAAGTATTGATTGCTTGCTAGATCGACACTATGACCCGCAACACTATCACTGTGTTCACTTCTTGCTTGAAGCAGCTGAATATCTTTTTAAGCAAGATTATTCAAGCTCATTTATTGGTTTGACTAGTTCGCTGCACGAGACACTAAAAACTTCACGTAATACTGTAATTCAGAACAGGCGAATAGATCACCCAATTGACGGTTCGATTGTCCTGATGACGAATCACAATCAAAGCTCCCATGTGGGGCTTTTTTATTGTGGGCGTGTTTTGCACCTGACTGAGCTTGGTGTCCACTATTTAAACATTCAAGTATTGAAGAAGTTCTACAAACGGATTCGCTATTATGAGCCGATTACGCATATTCACCAATCCAGTTGACGGGCATGACAATGTACTACATGTTCGTACTGATCGGGTTCTTGAAGCATTTAAATATATAAAGAAAAAACACCCACAAGCACGAATCTACTTGCAGCCAGCATGTGCACACAATGATGTAACACCTACAAATAAGATAGATGAAGCTTCACTATTAATGTTGTCCAAAAAGCACGACTTTGATGTTGTGTGTGAAGCAGGTGAACCTGCAACAATTATTGCTGTGGTGTCCCTTGTAGTATCTCTAGCATTCTCAATTTATACAATTTTGACTATGCCGGATGCGAACAAAGGTATAGAAAAGTCTTCCTCCAACAATAAACTTGGCAACCGCGAAAATACACAACGAATTGGTGGTCGCATTCCTGATCCGTTCGGTACTGTTCTAGCAATCCCGGATCTTATTGCTCCACCACTTCGATACTTTCAAAACAATGTCGAAATTGAAGAATGTTTGATGTGCTTGGGTCGTGGTTATTATGAAATATCAGATGTGAAAGAGGGTGAAACTTCAATCAACCAGATTGATGGCGAGTCCGTTTCTGTATATGACCCAAATCAAAGCCTTGATACTACTAACCCAATGTATCGCTATGGGGATGTTTTAAATTACGCTCCGCTAGTTGGTAAGCAATCCCGAAGCATTACAGGGCAAACGCTTTTAAATCCAAGCTCTGCGCGAGTTGTGGAAAACACAATTACCTTTACTTATCCAAACGTTATTAATGTCGCTACAACAGCTTTCGTAAATGGCGAGACTATTAGCATTGAGGGTGCTCAATACGGGGTTAAAGATCAACTGTTATCGGGCACTGTAGATGTAGGTCTTGACTACGTATTGACAGTCGCGACAAGCACAGATATTTACCAGCCTCAAAACTTCAAAGGCCTAACGATCCAAGCGTTACTAATAGACGATCCAGTAGAAGGGACTCTAGATTTAGCTGGGGTTTACGAAGTAAGTAATATTGTTAAATCAGGTAGTGCTGGTTCATGGGTATATGAGATCTCATTAGTTAATCCGCAAGCTGTTAACCAGAATTTCTTGAAGATGACAGAAGCGGCCTCTAGCTCTATTTCTGGCACACTCACAGATAACATCGACAGTATGGACCTAGATGGAACATACACAATCAATATTAACTCAGGCACAACTATCACCTTGTCGGCGCCTGATGCCATCAATCCAGATTGGTTGAAACTTCAGAATTGGGGCAGTACAGCAGGCAATATGGTTGGCTTATATGGTTCACAAGAGAATTGGTTGGGGTGGTATGAAACCGACACAGAAGGCGACCAAATATTTGCTAACTTCAATGCCCCCCAAGGTCTATATCATATTGGCGAGAAGGGCTATAAAGAGGTTATTGGTGTTCAGCTGGAAATGGAGTATCAACTTCTAGATTCAAATGGTTCGCCTACAGGTTCGACGTATAGTATTTCTGAAAACCTTTTTGGCAATCCTCAGAGTATTGCAAGCCCGGTTGGTTTAACGCTAAAAGCAACTCTTCCATCTACAAGCCGTCTTAGATTTCGCCTAAGACGTCTAACTGTACATTCATCAAAAGGCACAGTAGTAGATGAAGTTCAAGCGCATTCTGTTTATATCATGACTGCTTTAACTAAGCTTTCTTATGATGATGTAACTCTAGTACGGACTGTTACTGTTACGAATGACATTACATCTGGAGTAAAAAAACGTGAGTTAAATATGCTTGCTACGCGTAAAGTATATTCATATGAGTCAGGCTCACAGTCTGTAGAGCGTATTGCATCTAACAAGTTTGCCGACATCGTTTGTGCCGTTACTACAGATGATTATATTGGCCGTAGATCAATAGACACCATTGATATTCAGGATTTGTATGCGACTCAAAGTCAGATCCAGAGCTATTTCGGAACTTCTAAGGCTATTGAGTTTAACTACACGTTTGATAATGACAACATGTCATACGAAGAGACGCTTGCAACTATAGCATCTTCTGTCTTTTGTAATGCACGAAGAACATCAGGGAAAATATATTTTCAATTTGAGAAGGTGAATCCTTCGTCATCAATCTTGTTTAACCATCGCAACAAGAAACCGCAATCTGAGACTGTGACAACTCGGTTTGGCAAGGACAAGCAATATGATGGTGTTGAAGCAACGTGGCGAAATGCTAGGGAAAACTACACAGAAGAGTCCATTAAGCTTCCGAATGACGGTATCAACAATCCGAAGAAAATTGATTTGATAGGTGTTACGAATAAAGTTCAAGCGCATTTCTTGGCACATCGAGCATGGAACAGGATTAATTATCAAAGAGAGACAATTCAATTTACTTCATACGGTGAAGCGGATTTAGTCACTATTAATGATCGCATTGCAGTAGTGAAAGATTCTATCCCTACTTTGGTTCCGCTGGGTGAAGAAGGTGGTTTTACATCTGGAGAAATTGAAGATTGGACTGGTCAAAATATCCAAATCTCACAGCCTGTCCATTTGGATGCTACCAAGTCATACACAATTCATTTGCAGCTATCAAATGGCTCAGTAGAAACAATGCAGGTTACGCAAGGTGTGGATGAATGGCATTTAGTTTTAGAGCGCTTGCCAATTCTTCCACTGATCACAAGTTCAGATGGCAAAGTAACAGCCACAAATTACTCCATCACACTATCAAATGAATTAGATAGTGAGGCCTATCTCATTTCCGAAAAAACGCCAAGCGCCACTTTTGAAAGTGAGATTACTGCTGTGAACTATGACGAACGTTACTACTCAAATGATAGTGATTACATCAACAACTTAATTTCATAAATCAAGATTAACCACAAGCCCGCTTTATGCGGGCTTTTTTATTGGGTGTAAAAAATATGTCAGATTTACAAGCCAAAGTAGATAACGCAATTGTCGACATGGGGACAGTAGAGGAGTTCACTAGTGCCGATGAGAATACAGATGTTACAAGTCGTTTGGGCCGCACATATCCAAGTCTCGCAAAGGCGGTTAATACTTTTCAAACTGCTGGCGGGTTAATAGGATTCGCCACTAAAGCAGCCTTAGATGCATACACGCCTTCAGCAGGCACACAATTAGCCACAGTTTATAATGATATTTCTACCCCAGCGAACAATGGTGATTATTATTGGTCAGGTACCGCTTGGGTGAAATTCCAAAAACGCGTTACAACTGACAACAAAGATGTGATCGACATTACGTCTACAGCTGAACGTCTTTCTGGTTATGCGATGTATGCAGATGGGCATTTTGATGTGGCTGCCTCAGCTTCAATGTTCTATGTCCCTGTCAAAACCGGTGATCAAGTTACTGTAACTTCAACAGTTGGACCGGGCAGCGCTGGTACAGTAACCGCATATGCATTTCAGTTGGATACTAAACGAACCATTATTAGTACTTTGTTTTCGTTCACATCGACAGGTACACAACAACAGATTACATACACCGTTACAGCTACTCAAGCAGGCTTTATTGCAATCCGCATAAGAACGGATATGACATACAAGATTATTAAGTCTGAAAAGGTATTTGTTTCGCCAACGTTAATGGATCTGAGCAGAAATAGTGAAGGTGGTTTGGCAGCATATAACCCAGCTATTTCACTGTTTGATACTACTGACTTTAGTGGTTCAACTTATGAAACTGGATACGTTATCAATGCAGATGGCACAACATCAACAACTACTGATTTGACTTGGAGAAATTACTTTATTCCAGTAGAAAAAGGGGATTTACTAGAGGTTGTAGCAACAACAGGGGGGAATACAAATGGAATTGAAATATCATTTGTTGCTCAAATGGATAGTGATAAAAAATTACTTTCCAACTTGGCTAAATTTTTAACAAATACTATTAGTTATAATTGGAAAACTGCCACTGTCACAGCAATTAAGAGCGGTTATATCTATGTTCGCGCAAGAGTTGGCTTCCCTCCAAAAATAAAAAGATATAGAACTAATTTCGTTCGATTGAGTTTAATCGATGTTCCTGGAGGCGTTGCTTCTTATGAAGCTTTAAAACAAATCACTGAGGATACGATCGATCTGTCAAACTCTAATGAATATGAGATTGGTTTTGTTATTGATGTAGGTGGAGTAATTGCTCCAACAAATAACCCAACATGGCGTAGTTACTTTTTTGCTTGCAACAAAGGGGATGTCTTTAAATACAATGGACGAGTAGGCGATTCAACTGCTGGTTCACAAATGCTTTATATTGCCCAATGTGATGCAAATAAGGTATATCAGTCCGCCCTCGCAATTTATACATCAACTGGAAATAGTAACGTAATTGCAGAAGTAGTGGGTGTTGCTACACAGAGCGGTTATGTATATGTTCGTGCACGCTTAAATGATGATTTAACTCAGCACTTCACAATTACTAAGATTTCACCGAAATACGGATCTAATAGTGATGTTTCATTATTAGGCTCAGAGGTTAAGCAGCTAGCAGAAAGTGTCAATAGTGTTGTTGGTTCGATTAATGATACTGTCCAACAAAAAGTCAATGAAGCCTTAGATAGTAATATCGAGCAAAAAATCACTGACATTGCGACAGAGAAAGTTACCGAGATTGCAGCAAGTACTATCGAGTCTAATGTAGCTGAGGCAATTGCAAATAGTGAAGTATCAAGTATCACTTTGGTTGACTCTGAACTTGAAAAATTGCCAGTTAAGTCTTCTTCTGACCATGGTTATAATTTTGCACCCTTCACTCAAAATAATGTTGTAAGTTTTGGTGATTATCAGTACATCATTCTTGTTGACGACAATCGTAACCCTATTGTTTTACAGCGATATAAACTTGGTAGTTGGTCTTCTTATAACCTTGCGAATGTTGCTACTAACCCACTTGTTGCACCGAATGTTCCAGATGGTCACAACAACTTCTCAATGGGTATAACCAAAAATGGTTATATTCTGATTGCTGGAAACCACCATAACAACACTTGTCGTTGTGTGATTAGTCAGAATCCTCATGATATCCAGAGCTGGTCGAAAATCTCTTTTTCATCATCGACTGCAATAACTTACCCAAGATTCTTGCGCTACCCAGATGGGACAACTCAAGCGTTTTGGCGTGAGGGAAGTTCAGGAGACGGTTCTTACTTTACAGCCACTTTTGATGATGTAAATAAAGTCTTTAATGCAAAGACTAAATTGATCGATCAAGCAAGTTCAGTTGTATCTAGCCCTTATGAGCAATCTATTGGTATTGGTGATGATGGATCTTTGCATTTGTGCTGGGGTTATCGTGCGCAATCTTCATCTGCTAATACAAATTTCGGGATGTTCTACGCTAAATCCACAGATAAGGGTTTAACTTGGACAAGCGCAAGTGGTGCAACCACTTACACCTTGCCGATGAATGATGTGAATTCAGAAAGAATTTATACAGCAAACCAAGGCTCGGGATATGTCAATCAAAACGGAGGATGTTGTGATTTAAACTCCTGCTATCACACTGTTATCACCCAGTATGATGTAAACGACAAAACACAACTCTGTCATATCTGGTTCGATGGTTCGATCTGGCGAAATGAGTTAGTCAGTGACTTTACATTTAAGTATGACTTATCTGGTCCTGTCACGACAAATGAGCTTTCTCGCCCTTTAATCTGTGTTTCGCAAACAGGGAGGATCTATGTAGTATATCGCACAGTAAATATGGGGCGTGAAAATCACATTCGCTGTATAGATGTGACTACGCCAAACTCACCGAGAGATTTCTGTCTTGCTAGGTTCAATATGAAGAAGTTAGAAATTGCTTTGAATACTGATTATGCAATAAGAAATAATGAAATTATTATTTTGTTATCTCGTGGCGGTGATGCTGTCACTAATGAACTTTGGAAAAATCAAAGTGCCTATTTGTTAACAGCACCACTACCTATTACCTGAATTAAAAACCCCAAGTATGGACTTGGGGTTTTGCTTTACATTTGAACTAAATTTTCTTTATTAATTGATGGGATCGGCTTGATAAATCTCTTTTCAATATACTTGTGTGTTAATAGGGAACTCAAAACAGTTATCACAAAGACAATCGGGAAATAGGTGATAAATTCAAAAATGCTATTTGAGAAGTCAAATACATTGAAAATGGAAAATAGTGTATACAGGACAATCCCATGCACTAAATAAATGCTATAGCTTATATCTCCGAGGACTTTTAAACCTTTATTCTTTAGAATTCCTAAATCCAATCCATTTGCTATAAAAGCAAATATAATTGAAAGCAATATTTGCTGAATAACTGAGTATCCTCTTGTAAAAATTAGAGTGAAAACCAATAGTAATAGAATTGTTACAGAT